ACTTGGTTGTTTCCTATGTGTGCAGTATCTATTGACCCATCTACAATGTGTTCTGAATCTATTGAATCATCAGCAATCTTAGCACTAGTGACTGCATCTGCGGCAATCTTAGCAGTAGTTACTCCTAGATTTGCTAACATTCCTGTCTCTACTGCTAGATTAGCAATAGTTAGAGTACCATCATTTGCAAGTGTAGCATCACCGGAAACTGCCACGTTGTTGTAGTCAGTACCATCTGCCACCATTATGTGAGTGCTAGTAACTCCGATTGAGTCATCAATGAAACTTATCTTCGCTCCTGTTACGGCATCTTCAGCGATTTTAGCAGTTGTTACTGCACTACCTGCTAGTTTACCAGTTGTTATTGCACCACTATTTATCTTGCTAGTAATTACTGAGGCACTAGCCAACATACCAGAAGATACGGTTCCAGTATCTCCTGTTGTAACTATTGTACCAGTTACATCTGGAAGAGAAATTGTCCTGTCTGCGGTTGGGTCAATTATGCGAAGAGTAGTTTCATGGTCATCTGAAGTTGCCCCCTCAAACACTAAGGCATCTTGAACATTAATCTCAGTCTGGTTTATTGTTGTTGTAGTTCCATCAACAAAGAGGTTCCCCCGAATCCTAACAGTAGTATCATTCCCAGAGTCACCAACATAAAGAGTGTCAGTCTCATCGAGAAGTCCAAGAGAAGCCACCACATTTGCTTTATTGGTAACATCTGCTAGTGTTTCGATGCCAGCCAGTTTATCAAATTGGTCGTCAGTCATCAGACCATGAGCATCAGTTGTAGAATCTGGAATGGTGGCGGTAGTAGTAGTTTCATCTCTATGCGTCAAAGTTAGAGTTCCTTGATTATACGATGCAGAGGCTACGTGTCCTTTACTTGTGCTGTTAATCTGAATATGCCTATTAGTAGGGTCTACATTTAGAGAAATGTCAAGTCCACCGTCAATATCTATGAAATTTGTTAAATCACCTGTATTTTCCTCAAGTCTAATTTTAGCATTACCACTATTTTGTGCTAATTTCAAATCGTATGACTTGATTTCTTGAGAGAAAATGTAGTCTTTTACTGCTCTAGCAGTAGGTATGTGTGAGTGACTTGATGAATTGTTAACTGCGGTAGTAAGACTTACATTATCAGTTAAATCGGCTATTGCTACAGATTCTAGTTTAGCATTCAATTGTGTTTGAATTGATGACGTAACTCCATCCAGATAACCTAATTCTGTTGTGGTTAATGTGCCTACAACACCATCTATTAGTTCTAATTCTGCTTCTGTTAATGATGCGTCACCTATTGTAATGCTACCTGTAAAAACTGGATTTGCAATAGGTGCTTTACTTGCTAGATTTGAAACTAAGTCTGTCACTTTACTTTGAGCAATACTACCTGCTAGTTTTTGGTTTGTTATGGATGAGTCTTTTATTGCTACGTTACCAGTATTCAATACGAAGTGGTCTGAACTAAAAGAGGCCACACCCCTATTACTACTGGTTGCTATCTCTGCATCTACAGTTAGAGTACCCGCAGAGTCATCATATGTTGTGGTAATTCCCTCTCCATCTGTAATTAGAGCATTTACTCTATCATCTACCCTTTCATCCGTGTAGTATTTGTTGCTTCCTTCTGCAAAGTCATCTGTATCTAGAGTTAAACTTCCACCTAAGTTTAACGTATTACCATTCAATGTTACTCCTGAATTAACAAGTTTAGAGTTTGCAATACTACCTGCAAGTTGTGCGTTAGTCACAGAAATATTAGTAACATTGCTACTCCAGTCAGCACCAACAGTAGCACTAGCGGCAATTCCATCAAGTTTTGTTTTTAGTGTGGACGTAAATACTTTGTTAGTTGTTCCATCAGCAATTTTATCTGCATTAATTGCCGCAGTATTAGAAATATCTGCATTTACTAATGTTGTCGCAGTAGCACGATAAGTAGCAGAAACATCTGGAATATCAGAAGCAATCAACTTACTAAAAAGATTTGCTGGGTTTATTCTTCTTAATCCATTAGTAGCATCATCGTACATTATGAAATCAGCACTTCTATCCATGCCGTTTTCAATTGTCAATCCATCAATGTCTACTTTGAGAGTGGCATTAGTTCTGTCTAGACCATCACCTATTGTCAGACTTGGTTCTTTGCCGCTTAAAGCACTAATTAGTCCACTAATCTTACTCTGAGCAATAGCGGCAGAATTAGAGATTTTGGCATTGTCAATTGCTCCATTGTTTATCTTAGCGTTTGTTATTGCGCTATCAGCAATCTTTGCAGATGTTACTGCGCTGTTTGCTATGGTTGTGGCACCATCAGCACTTGAGGTAACATCACCACTATGATTAGGATGAACGTACTTATTTGCGTCCGTTGCTCCTGTGTATCCTAAATCTCCTAAAGTCAACGTTCTCTTTGACATTGCTGTAATGTGCCCTGTATCGTTTGTAGCAATTGCATCTACTATTTCAGCCCCAGAAGTGTCAATATCTGTAGTCCCAGAAAGAGGGTGAGTGTATGGGTTTGCTAATTCAGAAGTTGTAGGTAAATTGTAGTAAGTAGTACCGTCATTCGTAAATTCCCACCTATCGCTACTTTCATTCCATCTGATGTCTACGTTAGTAGCAGAACCTCTCTCAATTGCTACCCCAGCGTTCTGAGAAGGAGTACCTGTAACGTCATTATTCAGTACGATTATGTTATCTCCTACTGCTAGAGTGTTGCTAGATATTGTTGTAGTTGCACCATTGACTGTTAGGTTTCCACCAATTATCAAACCACCTGCAAATGTGGCAGTATGTGCCGCATTTGACCCGATTTGGAAGTTATCTCCCATATTGGAAGCGAGTCTAGTCTTGAGATTAGCAAGTGAGACATCAACATCAGTATTGGTATCTGTTTGGTGAGTATCAATCATGCTTTTTATGTCAGCAGGAGAGAATGTTTTGATGGCAGTCACAGTTCCATCTGTTTTTTCTTGTGTAGTAACCTGTGAAACTCTATTATTGTAAGCAGTTTCTATTTCTGTATCTGTTTGGTCAGCAGTAGCCCCATCTTCTGGGTCTGTTGACCAACTGTATAGAGTGTTGATGTCAGATTTTGTCTGGTCAGCAGTAGCATTTGCCTCTATACCGTCTAATTTTGTAATTTGAGTGGCTGTAGCCAATCCGGTTTGACTAGCAGTAGCATTGGGAATTGCAGAAGTGTACTCTATATCCGATGTAAGTGCAATGATTCCTGTTTCGGAGGGTAGAGTTAGAGTGGCCCCTCCTTTTGTTATTGTTCCTGCGGCATTCAGTCTAACGGTTTCTGAACCAGAATTAATTATACTCAAACCTTGAGTAGTTTGGCTATGTCCTAAGAATTGTACCTGTCGGTTTGTTACATCGTCAGCACTATTTGCTACATATTTTACTATGGCAACGGGAATATCTCCTGCTGTCAAATTAGATACAGAGGCCGTACTTCTTGTTTGTGCATCAACTCTTATTGCAAGAGCATTTGATGAGTTTACGACAATCATGGCATACCAATCATTTCCGCTTCTAGGTCCAACTGATGTAGTTAGGGTAGCATTTGATATGTCTACTAATAGACCGTCACGGAACACCTTTCCTGCCGTAACTACGTATTTAGTATAACTAACACTAGCATTGGATTGTGTTATGTTGAAACCACTTACTGTCCTATTACCTGCTGTAGCCTCATTTAGAGCATTTATGATTCCACTGTGTATATTGTCAGTACCATCTACTATTCTAGCATCTGGAGTAGTGTGCAATTTGGAAATAAACCCCGGATTATCGTTTGACATTAACTCACCTCCATGCTAACTGTAAATGTAATCGTATCCGCCGAGGGGATTACTCCTGTATTTGTGAAAGTAACTCTACTCAAGAGTTTATCCCCTGATGTCTTGAATATTCCTAACTCAGAAACACCCTGATTACCTACTTGTGCGCCTGTAAACTCAGCAGTCCACACTAATTGTGAGCCTATTACAGAAGGAGTTACCACTTTACTAGCAACCACAGCATCTAACTCCGTTTGACTAGCCGCAGTATCTCCCCCTCCGTTTCCTATTTTTACCGTAGTGTATTGTGCCGCAATATATGCCAACGCAATATCCTCACTTCCCTCATTAACTATCATTCTACTGTACCTCCATAATCATCTTGTTCATAGAACTTGTCTCCATAACTCTTCTTAGTCACTGTACTGTGTTCAAACCCTACTTCTTCTGTAAAGCCTAGCAAATCATCAAAACCCATGTTAGAATTATAGGACAATGCATTTGATGACCCTGTTATCACATAGGATACTCCTACGTTTTTTAGTTTGATTGCATCCTCCAAATGTTCACCTGCTGAAATCTTCATAGAATCTTTCTGAAATAAGGATGAAAAACCGTCAGATTGCTTAGTATTTAACTCACTTAGTCTTTCAGCAATTGACTTGTCAAACGTACCTACTGTCATAGTTAACATTCCTGATAAAACGTTAGTTATTTCAAAAACTTGATAGTCATCATTTGGGATATCATGATTTGGAAAATTCAATCTAACTATGTCTCCTGCCTCTAGTAGTTCTAGTCCTTGTTTATGCACTTTTATCGTGATTTTACGGTGTTTCTTGTTATGTAGTTTTAACAATTCAACTGCTCTAATTTCTGCATCAGTCTTTGTTTTTATTGTTGGGTCCACTTCTTGAATTACTCTAGTTTGTGCTTTTGTAGAGTTCTTTAATTCATATTTTATCCTATCACCTATGATGACTGCTTTGTTAGCAGTATCAAAAAGAGAAGTGTTATTTTCAACAGAAATAAGTCTATCTGATTCTGCGTATGATAGTGCATATTTGCGTAAACTGCTTGTATCTTCTATGTTTCTTGCACTAAACTTACCGTTTCTAATATTGTAGTCCAATCCGTTCTTAACCGCTAGAGCATTGATGGCAGTAAATAGGTTAACATCATCGAATTTTAACGCAGAAACGTATGTTTTCTTGTTTATCTTGATTAGTTCGTCATGTTGTATTGGAGTGAATTTTAAGTTAGTTGTGAAGGTTATAGTTTGAGAGGAAATACCCTGTATTTCACCTACCAAATGCCCATCATGCGTGTACAAAACATCACCCGCAGAAATGTCCTCTGGGGTAGCCGAACAGACTACTGTGTTAGAAGTCGCACTAGACACAATATTGCCTGTAGGTGTGATAAAACTACGTAAATCATCATATTCTAATCCTACCCCTTTGACTAGGTTTTCTATCTCATCGTTAACGTTTGAAGCAACAGTAAAACCTGTACCGATATGGCATTTTTTGATGTTTTTTAGGTTAGGTCGCCTACTTAGTGCAATATCAAAAACTTCACCGAATGACACTACACCGTTGCCAAATAATTGCCCGTCAAATTTCATGCCCAAACCCGGTATTTTAGTGAAATTTAGACTCGTATCGAAAGCAGTAGATGAATCTCTATCTAAAGGAAAGAAGTCTGTGAATGTTATATTCTTTACAGAGGAATTTAAGCCATCCGTGACGTTCATTGTCTTCTGAACCAACGTGGTTCCGGTTCTCTTGAATTTGTGTGCGGCTTGAGTTGGCTCCCTCACATCAATAGTAGAATTATCATAGTCCATATGACCAGATTGTGTAGTATAACCATCATTTGTCAAAGTGTTTTCAGTCTGTGGAACTCCATCAACATCCAACAGTAAGAACATCTGATACAGGCTCTCTCTATAATGGTGTATTGCACCAGATACGCTATCTGTATCTGCTCCAGATTCTCCAGTAAGGAAACTGCTTCTGGTAAACTTACTAACAGGCTTCATGACATTGAATCTGATGGAGTTTTCTTCACCGTTGAACGTTACCTCCGATGGACGCATGAGTCTAAATCTGTGAGTTGTTTGGAAAATTGGTTTCAATGGCACATCTATCTTAATTGTGTGAGTTTCATGATTAGTTATTGTAGGTGCAGTTGAGACTGTATGTGACGTTATCCTAGTAATGGCTCTGGGAGCATCAATCCTAGTTGAGTTTCTCAAATCGCCTCCATTAGCCTTAGCCTCGCTAACTAGATAGTATCCTGTGAGATTTGGTAGGAAACTGAGGAAAGTGTGTTTGCTGGATTTGTCCAAAGTAAACACCATAGTGTCTCCTATGCTTGTATTAGTTCCATTTGGGAAAGCCAAAGAGGTATCTGTAGCACCAACCACATAGTTGCTTCCACCAGAAGTTGCAGCCTTTAGTTGAAATACTGGTTTTATTGCCATTTGTGCGGATACGACTAGTCCTTCATTAGCGGCATCAGATGCAAACTCAGTATGATGATTTTCTTGAGTATCTGTAGAAATTGCCTTCTTTTCGGATAGGAAATGTGATTCAGTTCTAGTTCCTATCATAGCAACTGTATTGTTAGCATCATACTCCGCTACCTGCACGTTTCTATCATGTTGGTCTAAGTTAGCGTTAGTTGCTTCTGCCACGTAATCAACGTAATTTGTATTAGTATCCAACGCCAATGGTGCGCTAGTTATTTCTATCGTACCGGGGTCAATCGTATTGTCTGTCATTGCAACCTTTACGTCTTTGAAAACACCGATGCATCCCTCATATGGATGAGCAAATGGATATGTTCCATAACCTAGTCCATATTTGTCTTGATGACTGATTGTGGTTCCTGAATCAGCACCGAATTTAGCACCTACAAGTGCATTTATTACTCTGGATGTATGAAGCCAATTAGTGTTTTGATTTGCCCAATTATCCGGGTGATGAAATGGAGATATCTCTTTGTTCTCATATGTAGAATCATCAGACAATTCACCTACGATTAACGGTAGAATTATGTTATGAGCAGAGAAAGCCTCTCCATTGTCTTCTAGATTCGCAAACTCAAATATTCCAGTATGAGTGAAAGGTCTAGTAATGTATACGTCAGTGAATCGGAAGTCATGTCTTCGATTTGACCTATTTACAGTCATATGATTAGTACTGGATGATGGTTTGCTTATCTTATCTAACAAGAAGGATTGGTTCGTATAGACATAGAATGGTTGAACACCGTAGTATTTTATCGTCCCACCATCATCATAACCATCAAATTGCCAAATATCATTGTATATTTCTGTGTATCCGCTTCCGTTTAATGTTGATGCATCTATGAGATTGTTGTTACCGGAATCAGTATTGAAAGAACCAGAAGAACCACTTTCCTTTACTGCTATGAAACCGTTTATCTGGTCTGGTGAACCAGCAAGTGTGGTGTGTT